CAACTACTGCTATGATTTGCTCTACAACTTCACCTGTAAGTTCTTCAACCATAATTGCATATGCAGTCATTTGGTGGAACCATGGGTCTGCCATATATTCCTCTTTGTGTTTTGCACTAGTCTTAAAATCTATAATACAAAGTTCATCGTCCCATAGACCAACACAATCAACTTGTCCTGCCATTTGTAATGAATCACTGTACATACCTGCTTCCAAAGCGATAGGTATAATACTATCCAGTACAGGTTGAACTGCTTCGAACATTGAAGACTCCATTATGTTTTCAAAATACACTGGTTCTTCTGCACGAAGATATTGTTCAAAAATATTGTGCATTCTTGTACCACGTTTGGCTGCACCCGTTGAAATCTTATTTGCTTTTTCTTCACCAACTCGTTTTCTCCATAACTTAATGTGGTCTCTAGTGAGTAGACTTGTAACCGTAGTTACACTTGGATACTTTTGTCCTTCGGGTGTTTGGTAATATCTTTTGCCGTCCTCAGAAACACGAGTCATAGTTTCTTGAAGTGTTTCTAATTCAGCTAATAGTATAGGTTCCTTTGGTTCTATCCACGGTAAGTCGTTCATTTTTTCCCCTTAGACTGTATGTCCATATGTTTTTTAACAACATCTCTAGTTTTTTGGTCTTTAATGTTTACACCATTATATCTTCGGTCAACTGTAGAGCCTGGATATGCATCACCAACTTTAGATAATACTTCCTTAAATCCTGCATCAGTTTTGACACGGTCACCAGTACCACCCACTATTTGTGGTGCAGTTACCTGTTGTTTTAGGTGGGGATTGTTTTCTTTGAATTCGTCTAGTTTAGTATAGGACATGAAATGTTCTTCCACTTCACCAGTATCATTATTATAAAAATCGTAACTAGGCATATGCTTCCATAAAATTAGGGACTGGTCTATTAGTCCATTTTGCAAAGTCCTTCTTGTAGACTGCATAGTATTTATGGTATGCATTTATAGTGTCTCCGAGAACTTTGACATCGTTAGGCATACACTGAGGTGGTTCTGAATAAACACCTAGTGTAATATTGTTCGGTAAATTGTTTAATAACTTTCTGAGTTTTTTATCGGTCAAATGAACTTTACCATATCGATAGGTATACTCATCACATAATGCAACAAACATATCATATGCATATTGGTATTGAATCGCATTCTCACGAACCCACTGAGTAGAAGGGTGATTGACATGAGAAGCTTTGTATAAAGTAGTTTGCATTTCTAATGTGTGTAAATCTTTATCTCCATCTAAATGCCATCTTTTTATCCTGCGACCATTTTGCATAACAGTAATTTGCTCTCCATCTAATATCCTATGTGCAGTTGATAACATTTGTGCATACTCGATAATCATCTTAACAACGTGTTTATCGCAATGCATTTCTGCAGATATTACAGGGTCATTATGTAGGTAAAATAAATTCAAGTTCTTGCTCCCAGTTTTTCTTGTTACTTTCATAACATGGACTATTCATTTGACATATAATAAGTCTACCACCATCCATGTCTAATCTGATACTATCGGTTTTAAATGTTCCACCGTTAACATCATGTACGACTGCTTCTATTGTACCATTAGTGTCCTCTTTATGCAAGTGGTTAAATAGTTGTACTAATTCTTCTTTTCTCATTTGTAAAATATATGATGTGTTATTTGAACTGTTTCGTTTAAGGTATCTGCCCAATATGGTTCAACCCATAAGTTGTGGTAATGTGTCGCACCTTCTGTAATATCGGGATACTTACCCATGATAACATCTTGTGCAACAATATAAGACTCATAGAATGTATCAGTGTCTAGAGGTTCATCTGACTTGCCGTCACAAAACCAACTGAACTGACACATATTCCTAACAGGATACATATTACCTTTCCAGTTTTCTTTCCACTTTGCTTGATACACTACACCACATATGTCTTTAGGATAGGCACTATGTTCCATTCTATTCATTACAACGTGTGCAACTGCGACCTTTCCTGCAAGTGGTTGATTACCTGCTTCGAAATAAATGTTCTTTGCAAGACAAACAGTCTGACCATTCTCATCTGACCCATGTACCATGGGTGACATTAATCCAGTCACAAATCCTAAAATTGCACCTATAATTAAATAAAGATATCTCTGTTTCATATTACTTACCTTGTTTATAATCGCACCATGCATTAAACACTACGAGCGATTGTTCTTTTGAAAATCCAAAATTATCCTGTAACCAACGAGGAGCTCCAAACATATTCATGACACCACTTCGTTGTAGTGCATCAAGTTCGGGGAACCACTCTGCAGGTTCAAAGGGAATTTGGTTCTGATTCATATTCTCAAACATATCAATATCCACTAGTGTAACATGAATATTCTGTAGGACAATCTATAGTCCCACAAATGCATTCACCTTCTTTTAATTCAAGCACTTCGGGTGCAAACTCACTTGGGTGTTTGACACCATACGTTTCTAGATTGTAAACTTCTTGGGGTGTAAGTTTTCCACCACTTGTTTCTGCAAGTATTTCATAATGACTCATAGTAATCCCTCATCACATTGTGATTGGTGTTCCTCTCCAAACTCCATTTCTAGTTGGTGTTCGAATTCTCTTCCCAATTCACTTATTTCTTTTAAGACCCTTTCCACGTCCTCATCATTTTGATGTCCAATAACATCATTAGTGATAGGTGTGTGATAAGTTACATTACCTTCGGAATCAAGCACTGCAATCTCCCAAAGATTCTTTTCAAACTCATCGTAAGGCCCACCGTAAGAACCGTCATGACATACAACACTTGCACCATAACCGTTCTCAAATTTATAAACTTTCTGAACTCCGTTCAGCATATTATTCAATTCAACTTGCATATTTGTAATCCTCTAATTGATATTCTAATTCGTCTTTCTCATTATCAATGTCTCTTTTTGCATCTTCAAAAGGTTCAACTAAATCATAGATTGCAGATTCGAGTTTGTTCACACACTTGCGAACTTCGTCAATCTTCCACTCTAATTCTTTTTCGTCAATACCGTTATCTTCTGCAAGTCCCATGACTGCAAGATAGATATTGGAAGGAACATCATTATATTTAATTCCTTTAGTCTCTGAGTTAACTGTTGAGATAACTGATTCCATGTCCCAAGATTTATCTTCCAGTTCACTAATTTTTTTATTTGTATCTTCTATATTCATTATGCGGCCTCCTTCGCCTCAAACCATTTTTTAAGTCCTGCTTCTTTGTGGACTATCGCACCATCTTCCATTGTGAAGACAGCATCATAATTAATTGAATCGGGGTTTGAACCTTCGTAAGTCCAAACTGCGACTTTCTTGAGAATCTCACTTCTCATATAACCGTAGTCGCCATTTTCTTCGGTCTTCTTAGAAGTCCAATTACCTTCAGCATTCTTCTCAAGAATGTAAGGGGACTCCCAGTCTGCAATATGTTCAGACAAATCATTCTCGTCAATGAGTTCCCAGTTAATAACATATTCCATTGAAGCACCATTCTCATAAGAGTGAATGAACGCAGTCTCCTCGACCAAGTTCTCAAGATACTCCGTGTTAATGAAATCTATATCAGTAATAAGATATGACGAACCACCCTTAAACTTCCAGTACGCTTCTGAAACACCATGCACATAATCCTCGTCATGAGCGGCATAGTTTTCTTTGTATTGGGTTTGAATGATTAGATTTAGCATATTTATTCCTTATTAATTTTCTACTCTACTAGTATAACAAAAAGTGATACCCATTGTCAAGCACTGATTATCTAAGATAATCAGGCCCGTACTTTCTCATACCAGTAATTTGGTATCCTTTGAAAAGGTTTCCTCTTGGAGCATTAAGAGCAGGAGTTGCCCACCCAGCAGACATTAAAACGTCTCCACATTTGAATGTGATTCCACTTGATTTAGTCCACTCTGCTTTATTAATGAAACCCCAAACTGAACGTTGGTTTCCACTGTTGGTTATAATTTTTATGTATTTCCTAGACACTTTGTATTCATAAGAATAATCTGTAAGTGTAGGATATTGTTTTAGGTGTTCAGATTGTAAATCCTCACACAACTTATTACATAATTGAAGTAATTCCTGTTCTTGATTTACTTCATTAACCAGTTCTGATACTTTCATATTTTCTCCGTTTTTCTTTATCATGTATACAGTATACTAAAAAAAGAGAGTCATTGTCAAGCTTTTAAAGCACAAATAAAGCATAAAAAAGTACTAAAATCATACCTAGAAATGCTAACTTCATTTCGTCATCATGTCTCATTTTCATTTAACCGTGCCTCCACTAACTGTTTAACCTTGTCTAACTTATACCATATTCCACTAAAAATTTCAGTATGGTCTTTCCATTCTACAATATATCTTTTATAACCATAAGGTCTTTCACTAAAGATACGGACATCTCCATAACTCTCTTCTAATAATCTCATAGTTCTTTCTTTTGATTTAAATAAGTTAGTACAGCTTTCCTTTCAATCTTATTGAGTTGAGTCATAGATTTAAAATTACTCCATACCATTCCATAAGTCGTCATTCGATTTCCTGCAGTTACAGCTGCATTCCATAACTCATAAGACTCATCGTCATTCCCTGCAAACAAAGTTCCGTTCTCACAATTTGTTATTAGTTCTCGACCCAGTTTAACCACTTGCATGACCTTTGGGTCTTCTGCATAGTATTCACCTGCTTTCATTGTATTCTCCATTTATTAAAGTTGATTCATTATATGAAAAAAAAGGGGTCATAGTCAACCCCTTTTTCATTATACTCCTAAAACGTCATCAAGAGTTATGGTTACTTGTGCTTGTAAAGAATCACTCTTTTTTGCACCTAGTGTTTCATTTGCAACTACAGAAGCTGCTTTATCCTTTTTCTCTTTTTGAATAGCTTTCAACTCTTTCTGTATTGCAGAGTGAGTAGAATAAACAGGTTGTGATTTCACTTCTGTTTCATAGTCGTCATGATTGTTTATTTGTGCAACAAAGTTATCTGTTTTAAAAATTTCAGAAGGATTAAGACAATCATTTTCACGGATTTTTTCAAAGATGGTTTCCCAAGTTTCTATTTCTTGATTGTAATCTTGAATAACCATTGCTCTTGCTTTCATAATACCATGTGTTTTTATTTGAGTATCTTCTGCATACATGATTGCACTAGTTGGTTTTCCAGTTTCCACATACTTCTTAAGTGCTTTAAGAAACTGTTTTTGTGCATATCCATTTGCAAGTGTAGTTCCATATTCTTCAGTATGATTGTTGTGTCTCATACCAGTCGCCTTCTTCAATTTATGGTCTGTAATCAACTTTGAGATTTTTGTTTCACTCATACTTTCACACATTGACACAACACCAGTTCCTTCCTTAATAGCTTCAACTATTGCCTTGCGAGATTTCCAATGGCATTGTGGGTCAATATCATAAACCCATTGTGCGATTACATCTTCGTCTTTTGGAAGTTCTTCATTATTAGTTAATCTGATACCAGCATTAATCAATGGTGTTGCAGATTGAGTTGTTCCTTTTGGTTTGGTCAAGTTGTAATTAGAACCTAAACCAATTTTAAACTTCTCAGCTTCATTTGGAAACTCCACAACTTCGAATGCATAATACTCAACACCATTATCATTGAACATCATTAACCTATGATTTCCTACTTCAATTTGAAAAAGAGATTTGTATACATTCAAACTTCCGTCTTCATTGTACTTTCCTTTCTTTATGGTAACCATAGGAATTGGTTGATTGTAATCTACTCCAGGCTCAAATTGAATTAGAAGTTTTTTTGAGTCTTGAGTTGATAATGGAACACCACTTTTATATGGTTGATACTTTACCAAGTTTGAATTTACATAGAAATGTACTCTATCCACTGGGATACAAAAGATTCCTTTCGAGTCATACTCTGCTCTTGGAAAAAGGTCGGGTCTGAATAGACCAAGTAGAATTGCCTCGTTTATTTTTTTCTCAGTTATGTCATCGAGGTTCATGACTTTTAGGTGCTGAGGCACGCTATGTGGTTTTAATACCATTTTCATTCTCCCGTAATACAGGGTGGTCTTTCTCCAAACCCATTTCGGAAATCGAAACGTTTAAGTTTGAGAAATGACTTCTGTCGTTACTATGTTCTATTATACTATAAACTACCGTCTATTGTCTAGAGGTTTTTTTGAATTTCGTCCAGTTCTTTTAGTTTCTTATTAATTATATCTACCCTGTTCGGCCAATAGATATAGTCCTTGTCTGAATCCTTTGCAAGATTTTCAAGTAGGGGTCTTACAAAATTATCGAGTTTGTTAATTACATCTGTTGCAGTTGTAGTCTTCTCAATAATCTTAGTGTCAATGGCCGCAAGTTCATCAGCGTCCATAGCAGTAAAACCAAAATCGTTATATTCTGTACTCATATTATTATTTATGATATCCTATGTTCTCAAAATCGTTAGGGAAAGATTTCTGTATGTATTCTTTTGTACGTTCCCCAAAAAGTAGATTAGATAAAGTATCTGCACCACTAGGTTTGATTCCATACTCCTCATATGCCTCCTCATTGGTGTTATAATATTTTCTCATATCAACCTTAAACCCTTCAATGGAAATTACAGTACCAGTAACATCTTCTAGTTTAATATGTTTAAGGTTTCTTAATTTCTCTCCTTCCCAACTCATATATTTCCATTGGGGACAAAACAATGTATGACCCGATAGTTGGTGTGGAGTTTTTTCAAAAAATCTCTCTGGCCTTCCACCATATGCCATAACTACAGGTATAAAGGATAGTTGTGAATTAAATCTTTCATAAGGGTGTCGAGTTATACAGTAGATAGGTAAATGTTTCCAATCATTCCAAAACCCAGGCATCATGTTAGCAATTTCATATGGTGTATAGTGTTCACATTCGGGAATTAAATGTACCACTTCAAGTTCTTCATGTTTTTGTAATTCTTCTCTCAATGTAGTTCCACCACATTTCATAGGGTGTGAAATAAAACAAATAAAGTCGCCTGAGGATTTTTCAATAACACCAATCATTTTGTAAATCTTTCCATGTCTCTGAAAGTTTCTTTGTCACTTTGGACTTCTTGGTAGTTTGCAAATGCCTGAATTGTAAGTTCGGGAATTTCTATGTCGGGATAACTGGTAATCAAATAATACACTACACTCGATACACTAGACCATTGAAGACTAGGTATATCTTCGTTCTGTAACAGTCCTAGGTTAAGTGTAGTGCATTTATATTTCTTATCGGAGTTGTACGTTAGGTTATTACTCAAATGGTTTAGAGAGGACTTCTGAGAGGCATACATATGTCCCTTAGAAATGTTTGGTTGACTTGCACGACTAGAAAAATTTATGATTTGTTTTGTACTATCATTTTTCCATGCACGGTGAGTAATCTCTAGGATTTTAGTTTGGTCAAAGTCTCTATGTGCAAAGTTAATTAACACGTCAATATGATTAGGGTTGTCATAATCAAATCCCCACCAGTTAACGTCATTCATTAGTATGTCGTCTATTCTAGGTGTAGACACTTCAATGGTGTCTCCTCTATAGGGTGTTGCTTCTAGTGTATCCTTTATGTTCTTTGCGAGACCACTACTTCCTGTTATTGCTACTTTCATAATATTCCTTAATCAAATCGAATGACGGTTTTCCAAATAGTGAACCGTCTACACTACACTTGTTACAAGGGGACTTACTTCGGTCTCCTCTCATTAATCTTTTCCTAATCTTGTTCATGGGTTTACTAAACCATACGTCATGTAAACTCTGTTGCATGAGATTACCCACAACGTGTTCTTTACCCCAGTCATTACTACAGAACAATACGTCACCATTCCAATCGACAAACATTTTATAGAACGGGTAGTGACATGGCTTTCCTTTTAGACTGGTAATGTCTGTTTCTTCTATTCCAACCCAGTCAACAACTCCACTACGATTGTTTAATATCAATCCATGTTTCTCGAAATCACCCCAGTGCATTCTGTACTTATAACATTCTTCTCGTATTCTTGCTTCGTTCATCATGTGGTCGAAGTGTTCCATTTGTTCCACTCCGTCATACAGGTTAATGTAAAGTAAATCTAATCCTGCACGAAATAATCCTTGGGTATAATCTGCTGTTAACTTATCACCGTTAGTGTTACACTCTAGTGTTGCTTGTGGTAAGCTGAATCTAAAGGTTCTTACGATTTGTTGAAACCAAGGATTCAATAAGTTCTCTCCAAATCCACTGAATGAAATCTTACCATGGAATCCATTGTCTGCTAATTCTTCTGCAATCAGTCCTGCACCTTTAACAGTCAAGTGTAAGTTTTGGTTTGGATAAACCTTGGGGTCATGTCTTGGACAAAACACACACGTTCTGTTGCACAACTCTGTAGTGTTAATCTCAACGGTAAGAATTGAATCGAGAGGACTGGAATCTTTATTTAACTTTTTGTTCCAGTGTTTCTTCTCTTGTTCCCTACGGTGTTCTAGGAAATCGAATTGGTCAACTGCAGTGATTGGGATATTACGAGACACGGTCTACTCTTATATAACGTTCTTCTTCTTCGGTTTCATTTACAAGAGAGTAAACTATTTTATCACCCTCTTTAAAATCTGTTTGGTCTTTTGGAATGCATATGAATTGTGCATCGTCATCTGCATTGAGAGTATTTGATTGAGGATTACCTCTAGGTTTATAAAGAAAACAATTGGCTTCTCCTAGTGAATTATCACTATCGAATAAGCTAACTTTTAATATCCCTAGATTATATTCAGTAATATAAACGAACCCACCGTTATAGTGGGAACCTAGTCTTATTGTTAATTCTTGGGGTAAGTCAAAACGAAGTACACTATCCTCAGTACCTTCGAAAAATACTCTATAGATATATGATACTTCGTTTAACCTTAAAGGTCTAACTACGGATTTAAAAGTACCCGCCGTCTCTCCTATCGTCATCACCATCTACAGTCTCCTCTGTAATAGATTCAAAGGATTCACCTGCAGTTAGTTCTTCAATAAGAGCATTTGCTTGTGATTCAAAACTATCAATCATTAGGGGTTTAGTTAATTTACTATCGATAACAAAACTAAGATTTCCTGCAGAGCTTAGAATTTCATTTTTAGTCATTCCTTCTAAGTCTGTACGATTAGGGATTACAACTTCTTCAAACTCTTCTTCTGCTTCTAAGTCTTCATAGTTCTCTATAGTCTTAATGTTGTCTGCAGATACGACTACGTCATTCTCACCAATCTCTTCTTTCTCAACATAGACTCCGTCTGCAAGATGTTCTTTAGTAATACTAGGTGCATTACCACCACTGATTATTGGTGCAGAAACGTTTTGAGGTTTAGGAATCTCTGCATTGATTTCATCACTTCTTTGACTTGCTTCAAGAGGGTCTAGTAAAACCTTTTCTCTTCGTGATATTTCTGTTGGTGGGGGTACATCATCAAAAGGTTCGAAGTTACCTGCAAAAATATTTTTACCTTCTTCTTCTGCAGTATCTTCATCGTCATAACCAATATCAAGTGTAGGGTCTTCCCATTCAGATTCAAAACTTTCTTCTTCTTCTGCATCAGTCATTGAATCAATGTCTGCAACTTCCTGTACTCTATCAACTTCGTCTAAGAATGATTCAGTATCTTCACCTGCAATCAATCCACCTGCAACTTGTGGTGGCATATCTTGTGACTCTTCATACTTTCTGAATGCATCAGAAGTCTCTTCAATTTTTTCTTGAAGTGCAGGGTCATGTGTAATATCTGCAACAGACATATCTTCTGCAGTAGTACCGTTCGCACCTTCCTCAATAGGATTCATCATTCGTGCAAGTTTAAATGCACCACTTGTTTTATGATTAGGGTTGGGTTGTACTTGAGGAACTTCGGTTGTTGGAGAACCATTTGCATCATAACCTTCGACAATAGAATCAACTTCTGCTTGTTCACTTGCACTTAGTGTATCTGCAACTTGTCCGTCTTTAAGACCAATCACTCCGTCTCCGTCCAAGTCCATATTGATTCCATGAGACTTAAGAACTGCTTCCATTTGTGCAAGTCTGTTCATTGAACCTTCGAGTCTATCTTGAGTAGATTTTCTCAATAGTCTTTCGTCTTCTATCTGAGTATCCTTTTCGTCAAGAACTCTTTGACGTTCTGCTTGTTGTTCTATTAACAAGTTCTGTTGAGCACGTTCCATATCCATTTGTGCAGACTTAACAGTAGTTTCATAATCAATGAGACCTTTATTAATTTCTTCACGAATAGAAATAATCGCATCAAGTTCTTCAACTTTAATGAGACCTTTACTTAAAAGAATTTGTATAGATGAAAGAGCTGCTTGTGCAGTGTTTGGTTTGAGACCAACTTTAAAATCTTGAACTCTATTTTGAATTCTTTCGATTTCTGTGGGTTGATGCTCTACTTGTTCCTGCTCAAATGCAGAAGGTGTTTCATGGTTTTCCATATTTAATTTGTCCTCTCAATCCATGGAGCGGTGTGCGACTATTGAAGTTATTTGTCCTTTAACAATAAAGACCAGTTTGTCTATGTATAGTCTCGAACCACTACAAGTATTTATTAAATGTTAATTTCTGAAAACGCTGTTTTTGCGATTTCTTTAGTGATATTTTTAAACGGCCACTTACCGTCTTTTACTAGGTCAATCAACTCTGCTTCCTCTTTAGGAATACCTTCGAGTAGACCAATCCACATATGTTCTCTTTTAACCACTGGAATCTGTTCCGTTACAAAGTACTTAAACAACTTGTGTTCAAACCTTAGAGAAGTTTCTGCAAGGTCTGTTGCAGGTGCATCATTTTCTCCGTACGGGGTTTTCCCTTCGGGTAAAGTAGAATTAATGTTGACATCAAATGCCCACTGTAAAACTGGTTTAACTGCACCATTCTTATCATTGAATACTTGAAGTCCTTGAACTGCAAGTTCAGGCGATTCTTCTGCAACGATATTTGCTTGACACAATATTTCGTATACGTCTGCATTACCTAGAAGTTCTTTCCTTTCGGTAACCAACTTCATTAATGGTTTATTTGGAGCTCCTTTAGGTCGCCCTCTTCCTCTTTTTTCTGTCATAATGTAAAGTCCTCTACATGATTTAATAACTCATTCAACCTATGCACTCTTAAGTAATCAAAGACCTTTCCTTTTACAGGTATGGTGTTCTCATACTCTTCAAGAATCTTATCCTCGATATCTTGAGGAATAAACTCTAGGTCAATAAGAGTTTGATTTCTTAAATAGTTACGATAGTATTTATCGTCCTTTTCAATGGTCATTCTGAGATAGGAATCTTTTATACCTTTTCTCAATGGGGTTTGTCTTATACCCTCTGCAAAACAATCATCATTAGATAATATGTTTGGAATCCCATCACTCTTGTCCCCAGTTAATATATGTTCCTTTAAAAACAAATCGGGGTTATCACAAGTAATTAATTTATTTAGGTTCGGAGACCATTGTTTTACATAATCATATTTATGCAGTTGTTGAAAGTCTTTATCTCCACTCACAATCATAACTGGTTCTCTTGCGTGTTTAACCAGTATTGCAATGATATCATCTGCTTCACACTTCTCAACATACAGATATCTGTAAGGGAAGTTATCTCTGATTTCTTCTTTGACAACCTGTAGTGTATCAAATAACATTTTCCAATCAAGGTCTGATGCATCTCTTGTCTTCTTACGATTCGCTTTGTATAACGGATAAAAGTCTTTTCTCCATGTATGCGATGAATCTGTACAAAGAACTATCTCACCATAATCGGGTGCATACTTCTTCTGATAATTTCTAACCGAATTAAGAATCATGTGTCGCAACATATCTTCTGATACTTCACCACCATTCATCTTAAGTTGTGCCATAAGGCCTGCAATTATAGTTTGCGTAAAATCTATTAGTACCATTTATTTAATCACTTTTAATAATATTGTATTTTTGGTTATTATTTTACTAGGTTCCTTTTCCTTGGTTTTTAATTCGTCTAAAAATCCCGATGCAATAATATTACCACCTTTAACCATTCTACCAAGTTTCTTCCTGTCTGTCAAGGTCTTTTCTCGCATTGAATCAATTCCGTTGATTGAAGTATTTCTTACACTTAAGTGTCCGTCATATTGTGCAATCTTTCTTGTCTTAACGTTATAGGTAAATAGAGACCTTGCACGAACTATGTCTTCGGGATTGATAGATACAAGTTCTTGGTCTGATTCTAAGTAGGGTAATTTCTTAACCTGTTGTGCAGGAGTCTTGATTCTTTTCCTACGAATAGTTTTGTTATTGATACAGTAAGTGTCAATGTCTTTGTCAATGTGTTTAAGAAATTTAAGAAATCCTGTTTTCTCTTTCTTAGAGAAATGACTGTATCCTTCTTCTAGTTGTTCACAACCTTCTTTGTTCTCAACCTCTTCTATAATGTTATCAACTTGTCCCTTCATATACTTAACAACCATGGGACTATATGCAAGAGAGTTTAAATACTTAAGACATTTCCAATCATTACCATATGGTTGGGTCATGTACTCGTCTATCTGAAACTCTACTTCACCAAATGCATCAAGAGCTTTGTTTGCACATCTTTCTTGGATTGATATTTTTTGGGTATTAGTTTTATTCATAACAATCATTATATATAAAAGTCTAGGTCATTGTCAAGCTGTTTCTATAACTTCGTCTGATTTATTTGTCAACATAAACTTCCTTGAAGAGTTTATCATGACGTTTGCACGTGCCATTAAATCTCGATTCACTAGGAATGGAATTGCGATACGTTGGTCAAGTGACACTTCGACATCTTTATAAGTAGTGTTCAAAAATTCTACGTCAAGTAAAACAACTGGTCTTGTCTCTGCAGGTTTCTTAAGTGTAACTTTTCTATGTAAAGGTTTGGAATGTTTCTTTCCGTTGAATGTCCATGTTACAGTTTTACCTTTTACATTTACTTCGTCTGCATGAAGTGAACAAACTGTTGTAGAGTTTCCTGTATCTAACTTACCAGTCATTTCTTGTCCGTCAACTGTAAACGTTTCTAACACTCCACATTGTTTAGGTTCCTTTCTCCATATGTCTCTATCAAAATAAAGTTTGAGAACCATTTTAGTAATGTCTTCTTCGATTGCTTCTGAGATTGCTTTACTTCCTGCACTATGATTGACTTCAAGAATGTATGGTGGTTGTTTAACACGATTGTTTGCAGGAATATAATCAACACCAACCCATTGTCCGTTAACACCTTTTGCGGCCTTGAGACATTCTTCTTTTTCTAGTTCAGTCATTTCAATCAACTCAACTGTTGCACCTTGAGATGCATTACTTCTAAAGTCGTCTGTAATCTTGTTACGTTTCATTGCACCAACGATTTCACGATTTACGATTACACATCTAACGTCATAATCGGATTCAATGTATTCCTGTAATAGAATATCAGTGAAGGGGTCAATCTTATAAATCAAAGAAACCTGCGACTGCAAACTTCTTTCGGTTTCAATTAGAATCACACCAACACCCTTTGAACCACTAAGTGTTTTAAGTACCATTGGAAATTTATTATCTAACGACTCATGAGCAGCGTCCACTGCTTCGGGTTCGTCATTTGGAATCAATACCGTGCGTGGTTGGTTCATTCCGATTTCTTGTAGACGGAGATAAGTTCTGAACTTATCACAGCACACTTCAATACACTCCCTAGTGTTATTGCATGGAATTCCGTATCGTTCAATCTGAGATATCAAATCCATGTAGGAATCTTTCTTAGTAACGTCTCCACGAATAAACACTATAGTGTCTTCGTCTAACTCAAATCCTTTCTCGTCTCCTTCATTGTGAATTGTTACCAGTTGTTTGTTTTCGTCAAACTGAATGTATGCACCATTGATTCTACAGTTGTAAGTTTCGATACCTAACTTTTCTGCTTTGGATACTAACTTTGCAGACGTTCCAGTCTTTGCAATTTTCTTTGGACGCTCAACTAATACGACCAGTCTGTAAGGGTCTTCTCGTTTTTCTACCTTGTTGGCTTCTGTTATTATATCGTTAAAGGACTTCATTTTACTATTTAGTCTTTTCGTGTAATTTGACGAAATGTTCTGCATCAACTAACACAAGGGGTTTACTTCGATTACGTTTAATTACCACTAAAGGTTCATAACCTTTGCAGTTGGATTCTGCTTGTTCGTATGCCTTCCACACGTTGACTGCTTCTTGGTTTTTACATTCGATGGAGTAGGGGAACTGTTCTCTTGATTCACGACCCATAATAATATCCTCACCTTGGGAACCCATAGGTCTTGACTCTAAGTCTTCTTCATTCAGACTGAGTCCTTCGATAAGAACATTGGTAAACCACTGTTGAAGTTTTCTTCCTTTTGCTTTTGCACTGGAAGTTTTCACTTTCTCCAATTCCTATATTTGTCGGTTAGTTTATTAGGGTCTACTTTTTTGACCGTGTCTCCTGCAATTTCAATTTTAGTATCTAAAAGTTTTTCAACATACTTTTCTTTATATTCTGTTATTCCAGTACTGTTGAGTAGGTTTTTTATATTCTCAGCTTCCCACCCTGTTGCATCATAGATATGAGAAATTTTTATTGTCGGTTCCCAAGTTTCTATATCTTGTATGTCATCGGGAAAATCAAGGGACTCACCACAACCACATTTGACTTCGACCTTCTCATTATCAAAACAAATTTTGTAACCCGTCCCATCGTCTACGTCTTTTAAATCAATGACACAACTTTCAATATATTTCTTATGTTTAGGGTCGATGTATATTCTATAATTGTGATTAAAATTAAGAGTGTAGTCTCCACCATTGTATTGACCTGCTTCCCAAATATACTCAAACCCTGCACAACCTTTATTAATCTTAACACCAAATCTAATTTCTGATATTCCACTCTTTTGAATGTAGTCATTAGCTCTTTGTGTTATTGTCAACATTAAACGTAACCCTCTTCGTTATGATTTACATTCACGTCTTCGAGTTTTTTATATTTAAGTAAATGTTCGGGAATATAAATGGGTTGGTCTTCGGGAACATATAGAAAATTAATTTCTGAACGATTACAAGTGTCGATTGCATCTTCGATTGTCTCGACTAGTGCTTCTCCACCTAAATTAAATGAAGTGTTGAATATCATGGGTACACCTGTACGTTCGTAAAATCCTTTAATTAAATTATAATAATTTTTATTCTGTTCTTCGGTGACTGTTTGAATTCTACAAGTTCCGTCTGCATGAACCAACGTAGGAACTTTCTCATATGCAATATCTTTTGCTTTAATAGCAAAACTCATCCAAGGAGATTCCTTCAACTGTAACATTTCAAAATATTCATGTGCGTGTTCTAACATGACACTACCTGCAAAAGGTCTGTAGTTTTCTCTCTTCTTAACCGTATTCACAATTTGTTTTGCTTCTACATGAGTTGGGTCAAAAAGTATCGAACGATTTCCTAATGCTCTCGGCCCCCATTCTCCCACACCTTGAAACATTCCAACAATTTGTTGTTTGTCAATAATTTGGTCGAGTATTTCTTCTTGGTCTCGTATTATTTGTGTAATCATCATAATCCCTATAGTTTCAGTGTGATTTTATGTCCTGCAGTTTGTTCTTCTTCGACTTTCTCGTCCCATACACTTGGTTTAGTGTAGAACTCTCCAGGCATTACGTTCTTTGTTCCCTTTACCATTTCAGAATACA